TGGTCCGCTGTATTCTTCATCCTTTTCCGCATATCGCCAGTCAGCGTATCGCTGTATTGCTGGGAAATTAAGAACCAGATTTTTTGGCGCACAGCGTTCGAGTAATGCAAAAAAACCGTCTCTGTCTGTCTCCTCCATTGCTTGATGCCAAAACTCAGTGACCGATACTTCCGAACATTCTCCGAGTTGCTGTCGGGTGAGTCCTCCAGCAACGATATCGCCATCCTTAATTGCGTAGTCGTATCCGCCCTCTGGATTTCCGCGAGAAGGTGAAATATTCGGATGGAATCCGTGAATGTCGAATATAGTAGCGTCTCTGCGTCGCAGCTTCCGTCCGAAGTCGACAAAAGCATGGAGATGAGTTCCGCCATCTTCATGGTATTCTCTTGCGACGATACACTCCCCTCCAAGGTCTGAGATAAGGTTGACAATGAGGAAAGGATCCATTCCTGTCGACTGGGAGTAGGTGAGCAGTAAATATCTTGATTGAACGACATAATTGCTTGGCATCGTCCTTTGGAAAAATAAGATTCTATCCAAAGGACACAGGACACAGGACACAGGCTGCCTATAAATACTTGGTTGACCCCCGACATTTTGTCGCGTCAACTTGTTTACAATGTCATACGATTTACCCCCTTGCAACAATCCGGTCTGCCGTCTTGGATTACAAACACTTGGCAGATTAGTCGACGCACTCGCATTGGACGAACTAGTTTCGATTTATAATAGTCATGTACGCGAGGCGAAGATCATTTCGGAGGTCAGGGCGCTTCGCGAGCTACCGTCGACGGTCAACCAAAACCCGAGTCAGAGGCGCACGACGCGTAACCCGCCGTTCACCCCGCCGTTACAAAGGCACAACGCGGAGATTACGGAAGAAGGTCCTTCAGATATCGTCAACTAAAAAGAAAAACGCCATGGCAGCTACTAGGCCTGATCAGGATGTTAATCCTAGTGGTACAGATTTTTTGGATCACGCGTCACAGTTTTATCTTTGGTGTCCCACGTACATGCCACTGGAAGAGCAGGAACAAACTAGGCAGTCACGGAACAAACCGGATATTTATTTTCGTGGCTGTGTAGATCGTTGGTTGTTAAATACCAATGATACAGAGTTTAACACGTGGACCCACCGCCGCATTGTATTCTGGTCCAATGAACGATACGACTTCGCCGCAAACATTCAGTCAAGTGTATCATCTGATACATTTTTCCGTCCCCTCAACAAACAATTCCCACTCGATGGGGCTGAGGCCCAAGAGTTAATGGAGGTGATTTTTCAGGGAACACGTGGTATAGATTATACGTCATGGAATACCGCAGCAGTCGACACTCGACGCGTCCGCCTTGTTTATCAAAAAACAAACGTTATGCGCCCAGATAACGCACAGACGATTCAACGCAGGTGGACCAATAAGATGTTTGTTAACAAAACCATAAAGTATGATGATGAAGAGACTGGTGGGCACGACAGGGACCCCGGTCCATCTAGTTTTGCAGGGTCCCCTTGGTCGGTTACGAATTCGAAGAGTCCGGGCAATTTGTATATTTTAGACATGTTTATGCTTGGAGTTGCTGGTGCATCAGATGCAGAATTAGCAGGAACGGTTTTTCCACAAGTAGGACTTGATTCTATTGTGTATTGGCATGAAAGATAGGTGTAGTTACATTAACGAAATGACAATTTCCTTCCAACCACATGACATCATCGTGAGACATTTCCTCCCTCGGATCCGTGTTCGCAAGCCATATACATGGTCTACCCCAGTCAATTAAGATCGGATCCTTGTACATTACTTTTACCTGAAACTGGCGTTGACATCCTAGCCAGTTTTTGAACCCTGGGAAGAATTTAATTCCTCCTTGTATATCATCGAAAATTGCGTATCCAATTCCTCTATCTCGTCCAATGCGTAAGGACTCTTTCCCTGAGTAGAGTCCACAGAAGTACCCATGTCGTCCCAGAGATCTTGCCCAGACGGTTTTTCCCATTCTCGTAGGCCCCCATACCACAAGAGACTTGCGTCTTCCTATATATTTGTCAGTACAATACAAGCACTAGGGGGCCCCCCCGAGTCCCCGAGGGAGGGGAATCTGTGCGCGTGAGGCACCCTAACATTAAAAACCCGGGATTCTATGTGTTGGCCCCGCCAGGCCCCCGGAGGGTCACTAACCTCCTGAGATGCACTCCAGCTCGTTTTCCACCCATCCTCGCAGTTCTTCATATTGGTCAAGGCAGAAGCCACTCGTTGGTCCGCTGTATTCTTCATCCTTTTCCGCATATCGCCAGTCAGCGTATCGCTGTATTGCTGGGAAATTAAGAACCAGATTTTTTGGCGCACAGCGTTCGAGTAATGCAAAAAAACCGTCT